TTATCATCTCCACCAACACCCCAGACAAATTCAACACGAGGGTCATCACCATACTTATCAAACTCTGGTGTATTCATTTTACCACGATCTCCGCCATTTGCAAAGACCACAGTTTGTGAGATTTCTAAACACTTCTCAATCGCACCACAAGCAGAACCTAATTCATCATCCTCCCAAGATACAACAGCATCTACCATATTAAGGTGCCTTATTACTTCAGCACGTTCTTTCCATGATAGAAAGTACTGTCCCTTTTTCTTTGTTAGCCACTCTTCAGTATTAATTCCTACTACAAGATAATTAGAGAGGTCTTTTGCTCTCTTAAAGTATGATATATGACCACTGTGAATTGGATCAAATCCACCAGTAACAAGACTCACTTTTTCAAAAAACATTAGATCACCATGCCATGTTGTTCACGTAAAATTTTCTTATATGGACCATCTGGATTTTCGTCCCTTACTTCCTTAACCTGTTTCAATAGAAAATAAAGTCTAGAATCACCTCCAAGAGAAAGTGCTCTAACAATAGTTTCCAAATCTTTGTCGTTGATCGGTAAATCCATTAGGAAAAAAATGATTCTAAGTTTGCAGTTTTCTCCACACTCCAACCAATCGCATCAAGGATTGCTTTGAGTGGTTCCAGAAACGATTTTTCAAATTGTAGATCGTAATCAACATACTTGTCAAGGCCGATCTCATGAGGAAAGTCCTGAATGAAAGAAATAATATTCTCATGAATAATATTTGGTTTCTTCAGGTAACAGAATTTAATCTTTTCACCGTTCTGAATGAGAGAGTACTTATTATCTAACTTATGTTGTTTGACATAATGGTTGAATAACAATGCACCCCGTATATGTATAGGAGTTCCTTTTGTATAAATCGTAGAATGTCCCTGATACTTGGTAACATTAGATGCTGATCGTGGGAATGATATCTCCTCTGGTGGAAGTTTTCTAAACTTAGTCCTACAATCTTGAATATATTTTTGCACATTCTCCTCAGTACCATTCATCATAATCTTAAGGGCATCCTTAATCATTGCTCTACATGGTGCAGGTGTTGAAGACTTAACTGCTTCAATACCCATCATCTTTAACTTAGGTTCTTCATACCTAACTCCTTCACTATCCCATACATTCAAAATATATCTTTTCTTAGCAGTCCATATACCACGGTCAGCAATGTTCTCTCTTGCCATAACCATCTTCTGGTCATAAGCATTTACGTAGTTGGCCAATTTTTGGTAAGAACTTTCAATATAAGGTTCAAATTCCATTTCACAGACCTTATTAAGGAACGTGACAACGCCCTCATTAGTTTTCTCTCTCCCCTCGTATACACGTTCAACCAAAGGGCCCAAATTAAGATAAATGGAATCGGTATCAGAAGCAATAACATAATCAACATCCTCAGTTTTTAAAATCTTATTAATCTTCTGGTTCATTCTATTCTCTATCCACCTAATAGAGACTTGACCAGAAAGAGTAATCGCCTCGGCATTTGCTAATTTATAATACCTGAAGTACTGATTGCCGATAGCACCATAAGCACTGTTAAGAGAAATCTTCTTTGCCATTTGGATGTTGTTACACCTGGCAATCTCTTTTGTAAGAGCAACCGAGGGTGTCTTCTCATAGGCTTTCTTGGCATCAATCATCCTCTTCTTAAAGACCACTCTATCACCATACATCTTATCCATCAACTCTGGCAGAAATCCTCTTATATCTTTTCTATACTGTGCTCCATTTGCACATGTTGCGTACTCACTATCAAAATCATCTATCTCCTCATTTAGAATCCGTTCAACGCTCGCACGGGGATGTCTAGTCTCCCTGATGGTCTCTGGACTGATATTGTACTGCATAATAAGATGAGGGTACAAGCTATTGAGGTCAAAACTAACCACCCAATCATAGCGTCCCGGTTTCGGTTCCTTGACATAAGCCCCCGCATACTTTTCGTTTTTTTGTGATCTATTCTTAGGAGGAATAACAATATCCCTCTTCTTCAAATAGTTATAAATTATCGTATCCCACATCCGCACCTGATAGAACACATCATTATAATTAACCTTAGCATCATATGCCATAGTCAATGCAAGTTCAATCAGTTTCATCTTGTCTTCCAGACGGTCAACAAGTTCCACGTCAATTATATTATACTCAATAAACTTTTGCCAACCCTTTGTGTAGAAATCCTTAAAAGTATCAAACTCACTGTGATCTAATTTCTGCTGACCCAGTTCTACCTGTGCAATATAATCTAACCTATAAGACTCCTGTGCCTTATAAGTAAACTTCTTATAGAGATCAATATAATCTAACTGCGTTACTCCACCTACATCAAAAGTAGTATGGGTTCTTCCCATGATATGAATCTCACCTTCACTACATAAACCCCAAGGCGAGAACCTCTTCATCAACTTCTCACCAAGAACTCTCCGAAGACGTTTACAAATATATGGAATATCATATAGTTGAATGTTCCATCCAGTAATAACATCTGGAACATCCCGCATCCAATAATCAATAAAAGAACTTAACAGAGCATGTTCTGTAGAGCAATGAAAATATGTTACATCTTTCCTATTATTCTCAAAGGGTTTGACTCCCCAAGTAGTGATCTGCTTTGTTGTATAGTCCTGTATACTAATAGCAAGAATCTCTTCCTGGCACGATTCAACATCAGGGAAACCTTGCTCAGACGCAACTTCAATATCCAAAGTAACAAGTTTAATCTGGCTGATGTCAAACTTGATCTCATCTTCAGGATATTTTTCTGAAATATATTGATAAATGTATCTATCATTACCATATATCTCAAACCCCTCAACTCCATCATATTTTTTATAGAACTCACGACAATCTCTAACTGAACCTGGACGAATTTCTTCAACTGATTCTCCATTCAACGTCTTATATTTAGACTTCCTTTTAGACTTAACAAATAATGTAGGGAAAAATTCATCCCTATGTTCATACCTTCTACCATTCTCAACACCACGAACCAGAAACTGGTTCCCAATCAATTGCACATTAGTGTAGAACTTCATTTAATAAGTTTTTCGTATTTCTCAAGTAGAGTGGGTTTAGGATCGACAAGAGTTAAGATCTTATCTGATGATAGCATAAATTCATTCTGATTGGTACATTCCACCAACCAAGGACTAAGAGTATCCTGTTCTCCTACAACATAAGGTTCAACTAACTTACAGTCAGGTTCTCCTGGAACTGCAGCTGCAACTTCCTCAATCTGTGAGACCAGCTTTAGTTGACTTGTCAGAACTATCAGTTGAATCATTTTGTTCTTTTCCATAAGTTGCTAGTACGTCTTTCTCGTACATTTCTTTAATTTTATCTTGAGGGTTAACCATAGTTACTACCCAATCAGATGTTACAGGAATTATATTATCTTTGGATAAAGGCATCCAAGGAAACATCTGAACTGTTGTTGAAGGCATTCCTTCCTCTTCATCTTCATCAGTCGTAACTTCAGTAGATGGAACTCTAGTTAATTTTACCGCACAAGGTTTGGTAAGCAAATAACCTATTACATGCTTTTCGTCAGAAGTAAGCATCTCTCGCACATCTGCGATAACATCCTCTCCAGATTTTAAAAGTAAGACCTTAACAGTCATGATTTTTTTTACCTCTCAGTAGTATAACAATAAAAAAGGGAACCGTCAAGGTTCCCTTAATCTATTTTGTAATGACAATTATATTTAGAGCCAGTCCTTACGGGCATGATGCTCTGGAACTATCTTACCTACTGTAACAGTAAGTAATCCATCCTCAAATTCAACTTTCTGTACCTCTGTATCATCAGTGATACCCCATGTTCTTTTGAATGATCTCTGAGCAAGTCCCTTAAAGACTAATTGATCCTTATCCTCTTTCTCTTCTTTGTTCCCCTCAACAACTAGTTTACCAAACTCAGTGTAAACTTTAACTTCTTTCTTTTTGAATCCAGCAAGAGCAACCTCAAGTCTGGTTTCTACATTGTTTACCTGAACTATATTATAAGGGGGATAGTTCTCTGTTGTTCTGGATTCATTAAAGAAACGATCCAAATAATCGTCCATTCCAAATCCATTGCGCCTTATACTTTCCATTAATTCTGGAAGATTGGCAGCATGATACCTTGCTAGGTTAGTCATCTTAGTAGCTCCTTGTTAAGCGAGTTT